GCAAGAAAAGCTGCACAATTTTCAAAAAATTATTTATCTGGAATGCGTGGTTCTGCTGCTATACCAAGATTTGCAGAAGGTGGTTATATAACAAGACCTAACGTAAACATAACAACAGGTGCAGTTACACAAATGGATGGTACTAATTTTATTACTACAAATGATTTATCTTCTGCTGTTCAAAGTGGTATAGATCAAACATTAAACTTATTACAATCTGATTTAAGAACTAGAAGATCTTTAGGCATGGCATAATGGCTGATTTTGATATATTAACATTTTTAGAATATTACTCAGATAAATCTAGCGTTTTAGATAGTAATGGCAAAAGATCACCTACTAATGCTTACCAAAATTTTTATCAATCAGCACAAAATCTTACAGCAGATACAGCTATAGATCAGACTATGAATTTTACATATTTAGCATTTGATGCTAGTGGTTTTGCATCTACTGAGGCTGCGAGTATTAGTGATTTAACAATTAATTTAGCTGCTACTGCAAACATAATTGATTTAACTGATACAGCTATAGGTGGTGATCGTCTTGTTATTGCATCACTTTATATACAATCTATAGGTCAAGATACATTTAGCAATTCTGCAAGTCTTGTTTGTAGATTTACAGGTACTATAGATAATGCAAGCGTAAATGATACTACTGTTACTTGGACTGTTAGCCCTGCAATATCAAAACAAAAAGCACAAGTACCTTCAAGACGTATTAGCAGCGATTTGATGGGCAGGTTTGTTGCAACATGAACAATATTGTTTTTGCTGTGAATATTAAAGCTGTATTAGAAGATGGTACAGAAGTTACAGATGTAACAGGTACTTTAGTAGATAATAAAAGAATATATAAACTATCTGATAATACAGTTTTAACTGGTACAAAAAAACTTAAAGAAATAAAATTTGCTACATTTACAGTACCAGCAGAAATATTACCTTTTATTATGTCTAAGGAGAATGAATAATGGTTAGAAGTCAAGGCGTAGGAGGTGGATTGAGAAATTATAGAGGTAGGAAATTAGCTGGAAAACCTCTTTATACAGCAGATGTACAGAGAAAGTCAAAAGTGGGGCAAGATGCACAGATTTTAGATGAAAGTCTAGAAAACTTTAAAAAACCTAATAGTGATTTAGATGTATCACAAAAAATAGCAAGTACAGGTGAAACTGTCCCAATAGTTTTTGGTAAAAGAGCTAATGATATTGGTGGTGTATGGATGCAACCAAGCTTAATAAAGGCAGGTACATCTAGTTTTGTACAGAAACTTTTATTTGTAATATCACAGGGTGAGATAGTTAGTTCACCAATAAAATCAAAGGCATTTACTGGACTTGTTAAATTACCCTTTTTAGATGATACTTCAGTTACTTTAAGTCATATTTATAGTACAGCAGCATCTTTAGCATCTTCACCTAATTCATGTCCTATCTCTAGTACTGGTTTATTTTGTGGTAATGATATTTATACATATTTAACAGAATTATTTAAGCCTTCTTCTGGTAGTTATTTAGAAAACGAACCTGATTTAGGAACAGAATATTCTAATTTTAGAATAAAAACTTTTGGAACAGGTGATACTTCTAATACTACGTTTGTAATGTCAGCACAGGTTTTTGATGCTGAAACAGGTGACAATGTAACGACTGCATATCAAACATATATAGGTGCTTCTGATATGAATTTTGGTTTTAATCAGAGATTTTCTAGTGGTGGAGCATTTTTAGGAGGAAAAACAGTTGGGACTATTGAAGATTTTGTTGCAGATAATAGCAATGAATTAATACCACCTATAAATGCAACTACTGTTGCTGCTGGTGATTATTCTCAGTCTGATTTAAATGCTCTTAATGCAGTTAGTAGCGGCAGAACTAAATTTATTTTTAAATATACTTTTGTATCTGTTAACAATCAAGCAGTACCAAGTAACCCTGCAAGTACTGGCACATTAGATGGCGTACAAACTGAGCATATTATTGGTACTGATGAAGTTATACAAAACACATCAAACAATAATTCATCTTATGCAGATATCACATTTTTGGCAGTATCAGGCAATTTATTTGATATTCCCTCTGCTGGTACTTTTCCTACTTCTACAAAACAACTATATATATTTTATGAACAGGGTGTAAAGGTAGATTTATTTAGTGCTGGTTTATCAGGCTCTAGTTATACGCAAGGAGCAAGTAATCAATTTATAGATTTAGCGATGCACTTATTTAAGCTATATAAGAAGATTGATGGAAATAATACGGCAACTATTGTTGCACCTGTAGAGCTATCTAATTTGCAAAGTTTATCTACATTCTGTACTAATAACAGTATGTTTTTTAATGGCATAATTTCTAAAGCTGTTAATATTGTTGATTTTATTACAAAAACATCACCATATTATTTTCTTTCTTTTTTATCTGTAGGTGGTAAATATCAATTTGCCCCAATACTACCTATAAATGGAAGTAATCAAATAGATACAACTGCTTTAACTCCTACCATGACATTTACCGAAGCTAATATTATTCAAGATTCATTTGCTAAAAGTTATTTAAGTGTAGAAGAAAGAAGAGATTTTATTGCTAATTGTATTTATACTGAATGTGTAACAACAGCAGTAGCAAGACGAAAAACAGTTAGTGTTAGATTTACTAGTAGTGCATTAGATTCTCCTACCGAGCAATTTGATATGAGTGATTTCTGTGCTGATGTAAATCATGCAATACTCTATGCAAAATATGAATTATCAAGACGTAAACACAGCACACATAATATAAGTTTTTCTACACCATTGTTAACAACATCTTTAATTCCTACAAATATTATAAAATTACAATTACAAAGAAAAAATAGCGTAGGTGATGATAGAACCGAAATAGAATATTATCAAGTATCTAGTATTACTTATGATAATGATGGTGTTAGCAATATAGAAGCTGCACATTTTCCTTTAGATTCTAATGATAAATCTGAAATATCTTTAGAAATTACTACTGGTACTTTTACTGTTTTACAATGACTACTTTCCCAGCATTAGAACCAGAAACCAGGGCATTAATTTATGGGGACTACCCACAAAATACGCATGAAGGGTTAAGCGGTGGTAATGTTAGATTTTTATTAGGTACAAAAAGAGTAGTACAAAGATTAACTATTACATATGAATATTTAACAGAAACAGAAGCACAAAGTTTATTAACACATTACAACGGTCAGAATGGCTCTATTGTACCTTTTGATTTATCTAGTCAGGTTTGGGCAGGTTATTCTACACCTCCTGTAAGTAGTAGCAGTTACCAATGGAGATACGCCCAATCATTTCAAATATCTTTATCATCACCTACTAGGTATAGTACATCTATAGAGCTTATAAGCGTTCCTTTATAATGGCTACTTTTCCTTCACTTACACCTACTACTAGATTATATACTCAAGGTGATTTTCCTAGTGCTTTACAATCTTCTTCTAGTGGTACAACAACTGGTTTTAGACGTGGTAATAGGCGTATAAATCAAACATTACAGTTAACATTTGATAACCTTACAGAAACGCAGGTCAATCTTATAAGAACACATTATGACGGACAGAATGGAAGTTTTGAAATATTCTTTTTGTCATCTAGTACTTGGAGTGGATATACAACACCACCTGTACCTTTAGTATCAGATTTTGCATGGTTATATGCAACACCACCAACTATATCTGATGGTATTACTAGCAAATGGAATGTAGAAATTGAACTAGTTTCAGTTCCTATTGATATTGGTGATTTAATATTTGATGCTGGCGATTCTTCAACAACTGCTAGAGCGTATATATTAGATGCCTTAACTAGTAGCGCATCACCAACAAGAGACAATATAATAGATGCAGGTACTTCTGTTTAAATATGACAATTACATTAAACGCTTTTCAAAAACAAAGAAGAGATACGGCTAGTAATTGGACAAGTAATAATCCTACTTTGTTAGCAGGTGAATTTGGATATGAAACAGACACTAAGAAGCTTAAAATTGGTGATGGATCAACAGCATGGCAATCACTTGATTATTTGCCTATTCCAGATACAAACAGGTTACTAACTGGAAATTTAACAGTAGGCGGTAACTTTACTGTAAACGGTACTACTACAACTATAGATACAACAACACTTACTGTAGAAGATAAAAACATAGAAATAGGCAAGGTTTCTAGCCCTTCAGACACCACCGCCGATGGAGGCGGCCTTACTTTAAAAGGTGGTACAGATAAAACATTTAATTGGGTTAATTCTACCGATTCCTGGACATCATCAGAACATTTAGATTTAGCATCAGGAAAAGTTGTTAAGGTTGCAGGTACACAAATTTTATCGGCTACACAATATATT